CAGCATGAAGTTTATTATTAACTTTTACAATATCAGTGTTAGGCTTTGGTCTATTATCTATTTCATTCTTTTCGCTAGTATAAGCTAGATATTTTCTTTCGCGATCAGCAAAAAATGGTTTCATATCTTCTATAAAACCATTCGGATCAAACATTCCATCTTCAATTTGTGTTGCATATTTAACACGTAGCTTCTTATATCTCTCTAAAGATAATACTGTACTAATCAAAAGCTCACCTCCTAAAATTGAATAAATTGATAGTGACTTGGTGGCTCATAAAACGCTAAAGCCAGTGCGTCAGCAATATCGGGACTACCAATATTTCGCTTTTTCATATCATCTTTACTTTCTAAACGTATACGACTTCTACTTGTCATTTTGAATTTGCGAGTACTTAATTCTTTGATTAACGAACTATCAGAAGGCAATTCAATAACAGGCTGTTCTCCGTTAAGATTTGCTGTCATATTTTCTTCTAACATTTCCTTGATGTTTCCCCATAGTTGAGTACCTAAATTATCGTAAAAATCGTCTTCTGATGTTGAACCGTTATTCACTCCAAACACCTCAAAAGGATAATGTTTGTCTTCTATAAGTTCTTCTAGGCGGTCGGTTACACCACCTCCGACACCAGTGTCATCGACTTTAATCATCACTTTATCAATACTCGGATATTGACTCATTAGATTCTTGGCCATGTTGATGACATATCCTGTTGTTTCCATGGTGCTACGTTTTGAATACTTCTCATACTCCAATGCCCTGGTAGCAATTCTAGGAAAGAGAATCGTAGAATCATCACCATATCGAGCTACGTCAACACCAATATGAGCAACCGTTGTTTTATTGACTAAAGAATCACTAATTTGTTTTTCTGTAGCCAATTCAACCGTTTCAAGACTGATAAATGAATCCAACGCACCTTTGGGAAATTCTCCAAAAATACGGACACGAGCAACATCACTTTCTTTTCCATATTTTTTAAGAATCATTTCTATATTGTCTTTGTTTGTACGTTTACTATCATAGCTTGATACTTTATGAACTCTGTATTTATCACGGTCTGAATTGTGGGAATCGTAAAAAACACCTTCAATATTATTGGGGTTTCCACACATCAACAGCTTATTATCAAAACCTGATAGCGTACCAAGAATAGCTTCCATAATTGGATCAGACACACCAGAAGCTTCATCTACCACAATCAACATATGGTCCTCGTGAAAACCTTGCATATTTTCTGGTTTAGTCGCTGTTCTAGCCGTAGCAAACCAACGCTCTGAATCACCAACCATATAAATTTTGGTCTTTGTCCACTTCAGTAAGTTTTTGATCAAGCTATCATTTAACCATTTAGCTACCTCTGCCCAAAGTACATCGTAAAGTTGCTTCATTGTCGGAGCTGTTGCTATTACTTTAGCGTAGGGTCGACACGTTAAGAACCAAAGTATTGCTCCTGCTTCTAATGCTGTTTTTCCAACTCCTTGACCAGAACGAACAGAAACCTTTGAAAATTCAGCTAAATCATTTAAAACATTTTCTTGCCATTCATCAGGATTCAAATGCAAAATATCTTGGCAAAAAGCTACTGGTTTATCATAGTAATAATCAATGGCAGAACCAATATCAGCAAAAGGAATAAATTCATTATTCATTTTCTTTCACCGCCCGTTTGTTTGCGGCATTTAAAACTGCCTGTTTCCATTCTTCTATTTCTTCACCTGAATTATTTCCGCCAATTTCATTTGTCTCAGCTTGGATCTTATCAGTCTGAGCTTTAATTAAATCAGTTCTGTATTCATTCATATAAAGTTCATTCATTTGCTTGATGGCTTTAGCTAACTGGTTGCTAATCCGAGTCAATGAATCTTCAATTGAAAGAATATCATCAATTTTGCGATGTTTTTTTCTGCTAATCTGCACATCTTGCATAACCTCACGCTTGATTTCTAGCTTTTTACCATTTTTTTCAATCGGATTTTTAATCTTTCTTAGCTGCTGCAATCGTTCGACTTCTTCATCATTTAGTCCAGCTTCAGCTTGTTGGATTCTCTTCATCATACGAAATTGTCTTATCTTAAGTAGACGTATTTCTTCAGACAAAACAAAAGAAGGATTATCATTCAGACTAGAATAGATGTCCTTCTCTTCATCACTTAGTGTCTCAAAAAATATGGTTTCATACTCGCCTGTTTTCAAAGCGTTTTTATTACCCACTGGCGGAGAAGCTCGGCTATTTCCTTTGTTACCTTTAGCATTTTGATTACCAATAGGAGCGCCACCTTGATTAGTAACGTTACTTTTGCCATTGGTAACGTTACTTTTCAATTCAGCGCTCCATTTGTCTTGCGATTTCCATTTTCTAACCTGAGAATCTGAAACATTTAATTCAGATGCAATTTCCTTTAACTGCTTTTCTCCGTTGGATTCTAACCAAATTCTTTTGGCTTCATCACGTCTTGGATCACGTTGTCTTGCCATTCAATACACACCACCTCGCAATCTTCTTAGGTTGAGTTTTGTTTTCTAATTTTCAATATCTTTCAACATTAGATCTGCTTCAATTAATATCTTTAAATCGGAAACTTTGTCTAACTTGATTTGTCCTGATTGGAGATTTTTAAGCCATTTCTTGCATTCTAATCCCTCAAATTCTTGTTAATATTATTTTGAATGTTTGGTTCATCATAGAAACCATGACCGCAATAAACGAGCTTGCACGCATCAATCTCACATGGTTCTGCTTCTCTCCCCATTTCGACAATAGAGTACTTCCCTTTGATTTGTACAGAACGCACAACACGCACTGAACAATCATCAATGGTTCGAGGATATTCATTAGTTAGCGATATATACCAGTAGTTCCTCATTAGCCATTCTTCTCTTCAATAGCATTTAGATCATTGTAAATAGCCTTTGCTGTCTCTAATCCGACCCGCAGTCTTCGTTGAATGACTCCAACAGTTAGCTCCATATCAACTTCTTCATAGTCCTTCTTTAATCGCTTCATTTCCTCGAAATCTTTAGCGGTATATTGTTTCATGAGATCATTCCTCCTTTATGTAAAGAAAAAGCCTAGCACCTGCTAGACTTTGATACATTCATTTGATTTTTTGAGATAAGTATCTACATAGATTTCACCTTTGTCCCCGTTCAACGTAATTTCAAAATACGGTGCTCCTTTTAAGCTAGCGCTGACTAATGCTTTGCTATTCTGTAGTGTTTTGCATGACCAGACTATGAAAACACTAAACTCAGGTACTGCTCCACTTAGGTCAGCAATCTCATTCTCAATTCTTTCACGTACAATAGCCTTGCATTTTTCGATAAACTTCTCATGATTCATTTTCAAAATCCTCTCTTTTCTAAAATAAAAAGACCACTCAACGAGTGATCTAATATGTAATGCACAGGCAGGGACGTTTCCGATCCTGTGCTTGAGTCATTTGACGATTCATTTGTACCGAATCCCAAAACTCAATCTAACCCAATCAATTATGTAATAGCAACCTACACCGATTCCATCGATTACTATCGACCTCGCCTTGCTCGTGTACTTTGAGCGCCCATTTCCAACCCTCGGTTGCTAATGTTTCTCTCCTAACCTACACCTGAGAGTGGCACACGTCTGTGCTAGTATTTTATGCCTATTAACTGATTCACAGACACACTGCTTAATTCAGCCAACCAATCGGCATCCGATAAGATTGATTGTTTCCGTAGGTTCTTTATTAACGTGACCGGATTCGAACCGGCGACCTCCTGATTAAAAGTCAGGCGCTCTACCAACTGAGCTGCACGTCAACCAGAGGAGCTACCTCTAGCAAGCTTGCTACTATAACAGACTAATCGGTAAGACTGGCTTAAATCCTAGAGTCTGCTAGTTACCTTTATCAACTCGCTGACGATGTTGATGTGGTTAATATTTAAGCTACCTTTCGTCTAAGTCGCTGGCAAGGAATCGAACCTTGCATGGTCAAATCATAAAACGTTAAGGCTATCCCTCGACGTATTGACCTTATTTTTAAGCGTCTACCCTTTCCGCCACAGTGACATAATAACAATAGACAGCAACGGATGATAGATAATAAGAACAATTTAGAAGGAGTTAAAATTCACATCCTTATTCTTAATATTTCCGTTGCTGTCTATCGAAGCTTAATTAAACGATGAGGGAGATTTCCTCCCTTACATTTTATTTTGTCTCAGACCTATCACTAATCTTTCGACACTACCATAATATCACTGGTAAATAGCTAAAAACCGCCATCATTCCGCCAAAAAACCGCCATTTTTTATGCATCAGTCACTACACAAAGTTTTTCTTTGACTTTTAAAGCACAGACACTGTAATAGTAGCCTCCATTCCCATCGTTTGCTGTACATTCCGCTTTAGCAATCTCATTTCGATTATGATAAACAACGACTTCGGCATAAGAACTATGTCCATCGCCATTATAGAGACGGTTACCTTTATCAAAAATCTTTATATCTGTAATCACTGCATCAAGCTTTACATTTTTGAATTCACCTTCGGCCCATGCGCAGCAATCTGATTCGCTACATACAACTTCCATTTTGGTTCCATCTTCTAAAATTAATTCACTCTCTGACCATTCTACGATTTTTTTGAAAATAAGATCTTTTTTCAACTCTTTCAATGATACATAATCTTTCCACATTATATAGTCCTCCTATTTATAAGCAATTATTTTCCCATGTTTATATGCTTCTGCAAACTCTATCAGAGCTTCCGACTTCATCCGTTGTATGCTTCTTTCTGAATAACCCACTTCACGGCTAATCCTGTAGTTTGAGAAGCTATCTGGCACACAAAAGCTGTAGTAGAGTATCTGACGACTAATCAGACTAAGAGCCATCAAGGCTGCTAGAATCGCGTCTCTCTCCGCTTCTATATCCATCATCTGAATGATTGCGTCTTCTGCCTTATTGCCGTGCTTCGGTGCCTTCGGCATGTCCGTAATAATCGGCGACTTAATATCTATCAAAGAGCGACCTGCCATCCGCTCCAAACGCCGAAAGTTCTTCAGCACATCTCTCGCATTACATCTTGTCTGTTTGAAAGCTACCTCTCGTAACAATTGCATCAAGTCAAACCGCTCCTTTTATGTGATATAATAAACTTGTGGAATTTATTATATCAGCAGCTTTTTATTTCAATACTCTTATATAGGCAGTCAGTGGTCGGCTGTCTTTTTTATATTTTAATGAGAAGCCTTACTTATTTTTTTATCTTTATTACGAAAAATGATATTATCTATTGATAATAAAGCGTATAGGAGATGGTTGAGTGACTATGTGGAGCATGCTGTTATTTTGGATTCCCGTTTGTATTGGTATCGTCGCATTTTGTTACTTTGTCAAACACTCTAGAACAAATAAGCTCCTCATGTTATCTTTTTTACCTATAGTATTTTTTATTGTACAAATTGTTAAATATACCTATATTGAATCGCAAGAAATATTCATTTTTTATGTGGTAGGTTTATTTATCTCTGTGGTCTTTTTCATAATGATACTTTCCTATTTTTATAAAAAATAAATTTTTCTCTTAGAAGTACATTTTTTCGCTGTTTATATAACCTCCATATCCACCAATCTCGCTACTGCTAAATTCTCTTTGCTTTTCGCTAACCACTTGTCACATTCCATCGTGTTTTCAATACGAATGATTGCTGAGTGATTATAGAGATGTTCTACATATCCACAAAATGGATAGATGAATCCTTCTGCTTCACAGCGAACCATGTCACCGACTTTGAATTTTGGTTTCTCACGTGTTTTAGGGTTCTTTGTCGGCATATCTAGCATTAAACCGCCGATACCATGACTGCTGGAGTAAAATCCGTCTTTTAGTTTCATTCTTTTTCCTCCCATTTACGATCATCACTTAATATCGAAATTCCAAACTTACGAATAGCGCCGCTCGCATCAGCAACACACTGACTTGCCACTTTATATGTTTCTTCTGCTGAAATTCCATATTCTTTTTCAAACTTTGTCTTTAGTACATTCAGTTCCTGTTTTCTTAGTTTTGTTATTCTGCGATGTCTGTTGTTCATTGTCAATCAACTCCCTAATCTGAAAGTGTCGTCTATACTTGATCGAAATTCTTTTAAATGGTTCTCTACCACAGAATCAGTCACGTTAAAACGATCAATTAATACTGGAGCTGCCATATCTTTCAAATAACTTTGTCTGATGACTAATTCAGTACCATCAGGAAGTTTTTTATTAACCTCCCGACCGTTAATAATTGACTGGACGTCTGCTTCACTTAGTGGTATTTCGTATTTCATTCCGCTTCCTCCTGTTCTAATCCCCATTGAGCGAATGCTGATAGGACTTCTGCTTCCTGCTTACCATTTAATCCACAGTAAGCTATATCAACGTTTCTTGCTGCTCCAATTCGAGAGTCCCAATCACCTAGAAGGAATATCGAATACATAACTGATTTGCCACCTTGTTCAACGTTTGATTTAAGATAATCAAACACCATTTTCTGGTTGTCGTTGAGTTTTTGAGTACCTAAATCTAATTCGTCTTCATACAGGTAGAGTATAGATTTTCTGCTGACATCTACCCTATAAAAATTTTCTTTTCCATCCGTCATAACTTCTCGGATGATGCCTTCGTCACCTTTGTAAAAAACAATATCTCCAACTTTAAGATTGCTCATCCTTCCGCCACCTCTTCCACTGGCACAGCAAATGGCCAGTATCTTTCATCAATTGCTTTTATTTCTGATTCCGTAAATTTCATATCATCAAAATCGTTGTTGTCTGCAATTGTTATATTTCCTCTATCATCTTTCATTAGATACGTCTCTAAATCCCAATGATTAAAATACACAACTGGCAACTTCACATAATACAACGGCTCTTTCTCGACCTCGTAGCCAATTAGCCAAGCACGAGCAAACGTTCCTTGATTATCTTCAATCCATCTATCAGTCTTGCTATACTCAACACCGTAGAGGTTCCACGGCTTGAATGAAATAGCTAGACTATCGCCTTTCTTTTTAGCGTATTCTATCCATTCCGCCACAAACTTAGGCACCGCTGGTTTCTGCGGTTCGTCTAGTTGTTTTAAATCTTCTAGGATTTCTTTATAAAGACCATATTTAAGTTGATCGCTAATTAAATGTCTATTAGGGCAATAAGGTCTTAATCTAGATATTTCTGCAGTATATTTATCAATCAATTCCTGTTTATTCATCGCTGTTCCTCCTTCAATAACTCTGGATTTTCGGTAGTAGTCATAAATCGATCTCTCTTCAAAAGTTCTGGTGAATTATAAACATTCCCCGCTACCGTCAATTGTTTTCTATTACTATATAATTCTGTTTCGTAGATGTGTTCACCGCGAATTCTGTAGGCTCCGTTTTTTGCTCTAAAAACTTCTACGTAACTGTGCCAATAAGTATCGGCGTAGTTCGTTGATTTATGAGTGATAAGCGCTATATCCCCCTCAAATATCTCCACACCATTCTTATCCTTCAGAGTGGTAGATTGCATGAGGATTGAAGCTATTTTGGGAAAACCATAGTCATTGGGATAATCTACATCAATATCAAGCACACTTATACCATCATCATTCATTTCAAAACAAACTCCTGTCGTGCTAGGATAAATCATTCTGTCTTTTTCTCTATCCCACGCTCTAAACTTCGGTATCATTGCCATCTCAGTTCCTCCTTGAAATCCACATTGCTTCAGGCATGCCTGTTTCTGATACACTTGCTTTCTGACTTACTGAAGCATTGGCTCTAGTCTTATTAAACATTTTCAATAGCCAACGGCTGACTTCTGCCTTTGTTTCCGCTACATAGTAAACCTTGAGCGTCTCTTTGCCTATTAGCTTAATCATTTTGATTTACCTCATTTACATTTTCTTTCCGCCATTTTGCCCATACACTACTTCCTACCCCAAGTGCTTTTCGAATAGCATTTACACTATAGCCTACCTCTCTCAGATGGCTATATTTCTCAAACGTAAATGATTCAAAATTCAGTTTGGGTAATGGCTTGGATCGATCCATCGTATCTGCACCGATTAGCTTACTTATCTTCCGAACCATTCGACTCTCTTGTTGAGATAATTCGTCCATGTCACGATCACCTATAATTTGCAACATTATCTGACGACAGATTCTTTTTTCTTGTTTAGTCAAATTCATGCGATCGCTCCTTTGACTGGTTTTATGCGCTTGTCTGCTGTTTGAGAAAATACCATCGTAAATCCATCAGAGTTGACAAACATTCTTGATATTGTTCTCGTACCGTAAGCTTTTTTCAGTTCTTCACCAAGCAAGTTCGTTGTGATAATCGTTGCTAGGTTCTGTCGTGCATCCAAGAACGAATTTAGCGTGTTTATGCCAAACGCTCGACTATCTGATGCATCTTTTCCTAGTTCTGAACCGATATCATCAATGATGACTAAATCCGCTGTTTTGATATCTGCAATCAACGATCCCTCAATCGTTTTTCTGAGTTCAGGATTGTTGTACGAAAATTTGATTTGATCCAGCATTTCCTGTAACCCGATAAATAAGATTTTTTTATCGTAGTTTGATCGCTTCAAGACTTCCCAAGCCGCTGCCATCGCTAGGTGACTTTTACCTGTTCCTTGTTTTCCAGTTAAAACAAGGTGACTTGGATTTCCTAACAAGACTGAATTAACAAAGCGTTTGGTTACTTCAACCGCTTGTCTTGTTTCTTGATCGACAATTTGATAATTCTGCAATGTGCAATCAAACAACGCTTGATTAGGCACAACAGAACCACCTTTGAAAAAATTGATTGCTCTTGCTTTCAGGCTCTCGTTGTAAATTCGTTC